GTCCTGACCCCCCTGGAGATGCCATCTAAGGCTGGCTGGGCCTGGTACACTAGCAGGTGGCCCTTACCAAAGGGACCACCCCCGGTCTTTTGTGGAGACCCGCGACCGACCACGGGCGAGGACAGCGGAAGACGACAACAGGAAGGTGCCGGGCGACGGTCAAGGTGCGGCCAGAGGCGCGAACGCATGGACACGCAAGAGCGCCGACGGACAGAGCGGGGTAAACCCCGGGACGAGCCAAATTAAGTGCTTCCCCATAGTTGGCACCCCGACAAGTCGGGAAGGGGGATTGCAAAGCCCTTAACGCCCCGTGGGGCCCCGCCACCGCCAACACCAAGACCACACGACACCACCTGAAACCGCCACTGCCCTAAATGACGGACGAAAGCCAGGCGTCGAGGACCCCGGGCGGGGCAGAGTCAAGATCAACGAATGGCTCCAGCTCACGAAAGGGACCCCCCTGGTACCTCAAGCTGGACTCCAACCGGATCTGGGCCTCAGGCGACAAGCCAAAAGCCCGCTCAAAACTCTGCCTCGCCCGGCCGACGATAGGCTTCGCCTCTGAAGCCTTGGCAAAACGCGCTCCAAGGATGAAGTAGTCCACGTGCGGGTGGGCCCGCACGTCACCGACGAAGTCCACGGAATTCAGAAGCTCGAGGGCCCATGCCTGAAGCACGGGCACGCCAAGCGCAAGCGAAAGCTCGCACATGGCAACACCTGCCAACCACTCGCGAGCAAAGGCCGGCTCACGCAACCACCTGTGTGAAGAGGTGGCCGCAGACAAGACGGACCGATAGTCGCGGACCATACACCAGCCGGAGCCAGTGTCAACAGGTGCAGACCTGCCAAAGCGGATCTCCTCGATAACACGACAAGGAGACTCGAGAGTGAGCTCATGCCCCGAAGAAGCGAGCACGTGGGGAGCGATTGCACCCACCACCCCCTGATAGTCGGAACCCGGTAAGAAAACCAAGGCATTGTCACCGTCCACGAGCACATCGTAAGAAGACGGCGCAAGAGACTCCAGAGCACCCAAAAGCACGGCCAACATCCCAAGGGAGTTGCCCATGCCAGTGTTGAAGTCACCGCTAGCCCGACCACCAGAGCGAGAGAATCGCGCACCACAAGGCAGCCTGCCCGTAAGGACAAGCTGCTGCACGAGCAAGG